TCACATATCGCTGCGCGTTTTTTGCTCATTTACGGGATTTGTGAATCCCGTTTCTGTCTGTTTTTTGTTTCCACTGGTCAGGCCACCCCGCAGCAGGTCTGCTTTGCGGCGGGCGCGTTCAGTGGTTTCACTGATTCTCTGTGCGTGCTCTGCGTCGCGGATGGCGCGCAGCATGTCAGAAAGCACGGTAACGGGTGTTTTCATGGTGTTCTGGTCTTGCTGAATTGTGGATGCCAGGCGTGCGGCGGCTTCAGGGTCTGATGCCCCCAGCTGTTCCAGATAGCTGGCGACCGGGTTATGGCGGATCTCCGTGCTGCTTACGCCGTGATTACGGCTCAGGCGTTGCCAGAGCTGCGTGATTCGGCTGTCCGGGCGGGTATCCGGTTTGCGTACAATTTCAAATCCCTGCGGTGCAATGATGCTGCCGTCAACGTACAGACTGCCGCCCCGTAACAGGTGCTGCATCTGCTGTTCACCGATATGCAGGCCGAGAGATTCAGCAGACACCCGCCATTCTTTAGCGAGTAACTCGTGGTTATCAGGCAAAGGTCGCGGCTGTTTGCGGCTCTGTGTCCAGTTCTGCATTTCATCGCTGCTGTTTTTTGCCTGTTTGTCACGCAGCGAACGCATCAGCGCCCGGCGTTCGTGCCGTTTCAGTGAGCGCATCCATTCATTCACTTCAATGCCGTCAGGAATCTGCGGCCACGGTGCTGGCCGTTCTTCCGGCTGTTCTGTCCCGTTGTTGTCTGTTTCCTGTACATGGGGACAGTTATTGCCACGAGTCCAAGGGGCGGCAGGGCCGCCCTGAAGGTCAAAACCATTTTCGTGGGTGCTGTCTTCCGCTTCCGGTTTACGTCTTACCAGCTTCCAGTTATCCGGGTGCGTGCACACACGGGAGGATTCCCCGATGAGTGGCGACCAGATCCCGTAAATCTGTACACTCTGTTCGCCGTAATCGTTCAGCTCATCTGCGAGGTCGTAGGCTGTGCGAATCAGGTAGTCCTTGCGCGGAACAAGTACGCCACCCTGTTTTTCAATGTAGGTGGCAAAACACCCGGCATCAGCGGCAGCAAGAACCGCATCCATTGCGTCATCCTTCAGCCGTTGCGGGCCTTCCGGGTTGCGTGCCATCTGGCTGGCAAGGCGGCGGAGTTCACGCCACACCTGACGGGAGGGAATGCCAAAGAACTGGAACTGGCGGACCCGGTGAAGGCGCGCCCAGCCGATGGCGCGTTCCACGCTCTCGGCCATCGATTTTCCGGTTTCGTGGTCAACGCGTGGCTTGCCCGTTTTCGGGTCGATGCCATCCACGGCGCGGCTGTCCAGGTTCTTTCCGATGTAGGTGGCGATGTAGCTGGTTGGTGTGCCTTTTGAGTCGTCGACATACTCCACCTTAAAGCGCGGAGTAATATCATTGCCCAGCTCGTGGCGGTCTTCCTGAATGGCAATATCGCGGGTGATGGCCACGATGCTGTCGATTTCTTCCGGATGAGCAAAGACCATCATGTGCCAGTGCACGGTGCCGTCATGGTGAGGCTCCACCGTGCGGATGCCATACCAGCGCAGGCCGTCGCGGTTCAGTTTTTTGCGGACCGCCGCAAAAAACGTGTTAACCAGGTAATCGCTGGAGTCGCGCATGGTGGCTCCGTTCCATTTGGGATTCGGATGACCGTTCTCTGTTGTGGCGTGGTATTTTGACGGGCAGGTGACAGTCAGAAACACCGCTTTGTCGCCACGGGCTTCGGCCAGAAGTTCCAGCCCCTTCATGGTGGCCATCATTTCTGCCTTACGGTGAACCGGGTTACTTACTCCCGCGTAATACACTGTCTCGAGATCAATAGTGAACCCGTCTTCGTTTTCCAGCATGAAACTTTTCAGAAAATCGCGTGTTTTCTCGCGCTGTGCGCGAAACTCGCTTAACGCGTCCTGGCTCAGATAGGGCGATGTTTTTCTGGAAACCAGACAGGCGGCGCGGAGTTGTTCTTCTCTCCACTCGCAACGTAACAGCCACAGTTTGCGTTTCCACCATTGCGCACAGGTCAGGCGAAGGATTGCGCCCGGCAGCAGCTCCGTGTCCGGTTCGTTCCTCCGGTCTTTGTCTGTTGTCAGTGCGTCATAATGTGGAGGCATGGCGTGCAGGTGTAACGCCATGCGGGCCAGCATCTGATACGCCTTCAGGGTTACATCCATGGTCAGCTCGCCATCGGTCGCGCCAAAGCCATCGCAGAGTTTTTCGAAGGTGCTGCTGAACATCGCCGCCGTCATGGTGGCCAGCGTCTGTATCTGGTGCTTGTTGAGTTGCGGGAGGTAAAGCAAATCATCCAGGCGTTCGCGTCCGGCAAGGGAGCGATAACCCGGTGTCAGCCAGCGGTGGTCGGTGCGGTCCAGACGTTCGAATATTTTGCGCAGGGTCCCGCGCGCGTAGCGTTCAGCCTGCTGGTTCTTTTTACCTTTCTGGCGGTCAGATTCCTGTTTTTTGCGCAGGAAGGAGAGGTGGCGAATAAGCGGATCGCGCAGATAGGATGGCAGCAGGCGCAGCGAGGCCATGGCTTCATCCACCGCGCCGCGTACCTGCTTTCTGGCGTCTCCTGCCAGTGTGATGGTTTTGTCCTGTTTTTCCTGTGCGTCCAGGCTTTTATTAATCAGGTTGCCCAGCGGCGTGGCGGAGAACGCCGCATCAGCCATTTCCTGGCGGCGCTCGTTCTCTACCCGGTAGGCATCCAGCCAGGAGGAAAGCGCGGATTCAGGAGCGGGGATCCCCGTTCCTTCACGCCCCACTGCGTGGCGCGGTTGTTGCCAGTCCCTGATGTACTCTGCCGTCATAGTGATTTACTTCGTCATGCCATTCAGGGTGTCGCGGCAGACTGTAGCCAGCCGCTGAATTTCCAGCACGGTGTCTTCTGTGTCGGCATGGCGATGTGTGATGCGGATGCTGTCGGCAATCACATCGACGATTGCAGAGGATGGGCGCTGGTAAATGCCAATAACGGACGGGGTGCCACCTTCAATGCGGTAAAGCCTGTAATTTCCCTCGTGGCTGTCAATCATGTAGCGACCATCAATAACAATCTTTCCGTCAGCGAGCTGCGGTACAGGCAGGGATTTCAGGTACATGTCATAACGATCACGCACGCGAGCGGCAAGATCACGTTCTGTGTTGAGCAGGTATTCAAGAAAGTCGTTGGCGAGAATCATTGCGGCAATCCTCTTGTTACAGATGTGCGAAGGCCTCCCGCCGCAAGGTGCAGGAAAGGCCCGGAACAGGAATTAATGGAGTTTGTTTTGCTGCTGGATGAGCTGTTGAAGCTCGTGCAGATCATCCGCCAGATAGCTGAAAACAGAGGCGGAATAAATGTTTGATAGTGCGTGGCTGCGCTCATGCAGCATATTGATGTGCATGATTTGCGCGACGCGTGATGCGCGGGAAAGTCTGCGGTTGATTTCAGTCTGGATGTGACGACGCTCCGCGATAGCGCGGTGCTGTTTGCGGTCTGCCATGGTGTGGCCTCTTTGCTCGGTGATAGAAATAACTCACCATCCAGAGTTGAGAATCTCGGGGTGGCGAGACGTACAGGGTTCTCAACACCGGAGAGCAAAGAATCCGGCCCGACCGAAGTCGGCCCCGTACGCCCCGCCATAATTCTGACGCGAAAAAGACGTGGCAATACAGTACGCACAAAAAAACCGCTTGCGCGGTTATGCGCTTTGCTCTGTATCGGGTTGAGAATCCCGGCACCCGTTTTATGAGGTGCAGCGGAAATGTAACCTGACCGATTGAGGCATGGCAAGCGGTTTTTTTGTGTGTGCATGTTCTGGTTTCTTACTGGTTCAGAAAAAAATCAAAAACCTTGTCAATGCGTTGCAGCAGCTCTTGCTGTATTGCTTCCGGCGTTTCCGGTTCGCCCGGCGCCTCCAACGTCGCGCAGAAATCAGCGATTTCATGATGGAGCGTCAGGCGAATGGCAGGAGCCGTGGTTCTGGCGTGCTCCAGCTCATCCAGCAGTGCCAGCACAGCAGACGGCGAGAGCATTGCGCGAAATGCCAGTAATTTTTGAGGCGTTGCCATTCGTTGCAGGGCAAATGCCAGTTCGCGTAGCTTCTGGTGGTTGATGGTGCTCATGCTCTGGCTTCCTTCAGTAGCTGGTTAAACATGTGAGTAAGTGGATTGCTACACCCGAACGGCATCGGGTTTACGTGGTAAGAAGCCTGGCCTCCTGTTTTGCGAGCGCGACCACCTGTGCTGCGGTTTGTTCTGATGACTAAGCCGCCGCGCCAAAGTTGGCGTAACTCAGCATTAATGGCTGTGGTTGGGGTATTCAGTGCTGCGGCGATCTCTCCGCCGCTACACCCCGGATGAGTAGCGATGTAGTCCAGAATGGTCATCTGCGTGGCTCCTGTACCTGTCGGATAAGATTTACTCGCGCCACGTTGGTGGCGCAGAAGTAAGTGCCGTCAGTGAGGTAGATGTGGTGTGCATCCTTTTCCGAACGATGTTTGTCGATAGTGGTAATCAGGCGTTCGTCGACCTCGTATTCGCGCCCTCTGGAGGTAAAGCGAACGACGGAAAAATGCTTAATTGCCATTGCGCCCCCTTTGTCCAGTAACCCTATGCGTTAAATACGGCACGTTGCGCGTCATCAATGAATACAGCTTGAGAGCGTTCTATCAGGCGGATATTTGTCAGAAGCTCTGACTCTTTTGTGTGGTAAGGCGTTATCAGGTATTTGCCGTGCAGTTCGGCAATAATGGTGTATTGCAGCATCATTGCTGAACCAAGAATATAAATGCAGCGTCCAATGCTGGACGGATTCATGGCTGCAACTGTTGACTGTGTTTTAAGAGTGTCGATTTCTTTGCTCTGTTCCTCAATAATTTTGGCTGCGTCAGCGGTGATTTTTGCAATGGTCAGTGCGTGAAGTGCTGCCATATGTTGGCTACGCTTCACGGCATCTTTAGCCATTTCATCTTCCGCTTCTGATATTTTTTTTAATGTGTCGATAATGCCTTCTTCTTTTGCGTTCATTTTATATCTCCGTTATTTACGTGTGCGAATACCTCCGCGAATGCGGATAGTTTTCAGGTTTTCGGGTTTAATCTGGTGTTTTGTTTAAGCTGTTATTCGTCAGTGAAAAAGCGTTCAATCTTTTTTACTGAATGAATAATTCGCATAATCCCAATGGCGCAGGCCACCGAAATAATCAGAACAAGCCATGAGATAAATATACTCATGCGATATTCCCCAGCTTATACGGTTCAATATGTTCCCCGCATTCTGCGGCACAGATCAGCTCGGAAAGTTCGTTAAGTGCATCCAGATCATCAGCGTAAAAAGCGACGTCATACAAACTCCGGATTGCCCTGGTCAATGAGTCACGGGCTGCACGTTCAGCATGAGCGCCTGATGCACTTAAGCGAAAATAAAATCGTTCAAGTGCTTTATTAATGAGAGTTTTATATTCTTTGCCCATCGCAACGCCCTTTAATCTGCTTTCTGAATTTCAGCTTCTGAATCCATACAAATAATTTCGATATAGGGTTCATCGCCATTAACCTGACGTGCCTTTTCAGCTTCGCTAATGATTTCTCGTACGGTCTGGTACGGAAGCTCCACAGTCAGGCGCGTACCGTTCAGATAAACGTAAGTAGCTGCGTTTTTTTCGGATGGAACAACTCCGTCAATGGCTGATGCGCGTAATAACAGTTCACCGCGAAAATCAATAAAATGGATAAATACACCTTGTGCATGCTCTTTGGTCATAAAGCACCTGTTATAAATCAGCCTGTTTAATAAAACTTTGCCCGCGAAGCAGACGATCAACCGTGCGAAGTGCTTCGTATAATGTGAAATCCTGCCCGAAGTGATTGTCGCCGCAGCTCAATGCAAAAATGCGGTTTCCGGTAAACGGATTGCGTGGGCATTTGTGGACCACGATTCCAGCTTTCTCAATCAGCCAGGCATGCTCGCCGATTTGTTTTACAGCGTGGCCATCCGGTGTTGCGTGTGTTTCGCTCAGGCTGTAGCGATAGTTGCTACGCGATGCACTGGTAGCGAAACGGTTAGCATGGCGTTCCGCACCGTTGCGGAAGCGTTGCTGTGAAGAATTGCACTGTTGCTTCATGTCAAAAACTCCGTACCTATTTACTTCCCCGGCATAACGCCCATTTTCAAAGTAATTGCGACGAAATCCCGTGTTATGTGGCTTGCCATTTCGCTGTTGCTTATTCATTTTTCGCGCCTCTACCCGATGAGCCAAATAACAAACGCCATGAGCACCGCGCCAATGGTGATCGGAAAAAGACCTCTGGCATAAGCGGCGAGGTAATGAACGTTGAGAACAATAAAGCGTTCTTTTTGTCCTGTTAGCTTGCTAAGCAGATAAATCGCTATTACACCCACTTCTAGGAACACAAGGTCCAAAATGGCGCTGGTGATATTGCTGGTCATTTATGATTAAAGCCCCAGCCACAACAACCATGCATCGCGGCGTTCTTTCGGCTGATCAAAAAACGCTTTGCGCATACCTGCGTTAAATGCTGGCAGATATACCCAGTTTTCTGATGCTCGCGTCTTCACTGAACCTGGTTTCACAAAGTCAATCGTTGGTAACTTTGCAGCGTCAATCATGGTTCTGACGGTTGATTCTTTGCGACCAATCATCTTGGCAAATAGTTGATATGGCACCGCTTCAAGTGGATATGGTGCTACCTGAATGAACCCCTCAAGCTCTGATTCGCTCATTGTGGTAATCTCCTTAATTCGTCCAAATGGCCCAAAATGGCTTATATAGGCTTATTTTGGCTATTTGAATGTTTTGTATTACATGTAACCCAATATCGTGGAGTTTAGATCACATATGATCCATAAATCAAGCCTTGGAGAAAAACTTCGCCTGATTCGAGAGGCAGAGGGATTGTCACGTAGAGAGATGGAAGAGGTGACAGGGGTATCTCAAAACAATCTCAAAAATTATGAAATATTGGGAAGAATGATACCTGGAGAAACGCTACTCCTGATTTTGAATCATCCTCGTTTTCGGAAGTATTCGGATTGGGTGATGTTTAATCAAACTAATGCTGCGACGGGGCAGATTGCTCCGCCTCTCTCTCTTGATGGCTTCTTCGATTCGGAGGGCGATCAGGTTTCAACCGAAACAAACCAAAAATCACCCCGCTAAGGCCAGAAAACTGGTTAGACCTGCTCTTTGTCTGGTCTGATTATTGCTGGAAAGAGGCTGGAGAAATTGTAGAGCGGTTCATTGGAGGGCTTCGCAATGTCAATTAAGAAGCTCGAAGATGGTCGTTATTTGCTGGACATCAGGCCGAACGGACGCAAGGGAAAGCGCGTGCGTAAGGTATTTGACAAAAAATCGGTAGCGGTGGCCACTGAACGCTACATCATGGCGAACGCTGAAAAGCGGGAATATATACAGGGCTACCGTGATCGCCGAACGCTAAATGATTTGCTTGAGTTGTGGTGGATGTATCACGGTCAACACAGGCGTAAGGCGGAAGAAGACCGAAAACAACTGCGCAACATAATCAATGAGCTTGGCGCTGATATGCAGGCTGTGGATCTTGATAAGCTGAAAATTATCGCGTGGCGTTCTCAAAAGATAGCTGATGGATTGAAACCGTCATCTGCTAACAGGTACATGAATCGGTTATCCGGAATGTTTACCGTGCTGAAAAAAATAGGTCTTTGGGATGCAGAACATCCGGTAAGGGGAATTTCTATTCTTTATGTATCTCCACGAGAAATGGCGTTCCTGTCACAGAAGGAAGTTGCGTTATTGCTCGATACATTGGAGGGCGATTACTGGCGTGTTGCTCTTTTGTGTTTAAGCACAGGAGCGCGCTGGAGTGAAGCCTGTAAGCTCCGTGGTGAACAGATAGTTCATAACCGAGTGACGTTTCTTGAAACCAAAAATGGCCGAAAGAGAACAGTGCCAATTTCGCAGGCAGTTTGTGAGGCGATCAAAACCAGAGAAACAGGCGGCTTGTTTGAGGTGAAGTACCGGGAATTCTGCTTGGCGCTGAAAAGAGTTAAGCCCGATTTGCCAAAAGGCCAGGCTGCACATGTGCTGCGGCATACGTTCGCCAGCCATTTTGTGATGAACGGAGGAAACATTATTGCGCTTCAGAAGATTCTTGGCCACGCAACCATTCAGCAAACAATGGCATATGCACATTTTGCACCGGATTACCTGCAGGATGCGGTGGCCCTTAATCCCCTGAAAGGTGGCGTGAGTGTCCACGCAGTGTCCACGGGGGATTAA